GGTCGTACCAACCGAAGGTACCTGAGCCGAGTGGAACATGAGGTATGGCAAAACGCCGTTCCTCAAGCACTCTCGATTTAGCATAGTCGGCGACACCGTACCAACCTCGTTTAACGAAGTTGTTGTGAGTTTCGACGCTAGAGGCAATCGACTCAGGCCGGGACACGTCAGGGTAAGTGATGGTATACGTGGGCGTGACATCATGTCCGTTCCACGCATCCAAACCGCAAGACTCTCGGAACATTCCAGTCCCGAATGTCTTTGCTTGGTTAACCTTTAAACCAAGGTCACTTAGCAACCCCTGAAGCTGTTCCCAACAGTCAATGGGAATGATAATATCATCCCCAAAGACAAGGACCTCCCGTGAGGCCGCACGGACGCTGCTTATTGTAGGACGAATGCCTCTAGAATAGAGGACACTCGACACCGCAAGTATGCAGAAGACGTACGACTGAACAGGAAAGGTGCACGCTGAACCCATACACGCGAATTTCCTTAGCAAATGATGCTTTGGAGACTTGCGATCGATGGTGTTAACCACCCACCTAGTCCGCGAAGCGTGAAGAGCTTCAACAAGAGACGGAAGTCTCCTGAAGATACGCTCGACAAGCCAGCATGACAGGCGATCAGACGCACTCGACAAATCAATAGTCGCGTGTGACTGAGTATGGGAAGCTCTCAGAGCGAGCCTCTGATTGTAAGTCTGATCACGAAAGTGAATAGACGAAGCAATCGGAGTACGTCGCAAAGAGCTCGTGAGGAAGTCTAAGATAGATTGCTGACACCATTGATGGCTAACAGGTTCCGCGGCAATAAGCCGAGGACCCTTAAGCGTCTTTGGGACAGCAATAAGCTTAGAAGGTGGTTCATGACTTCGAAAGAGGTCTTGAGCACCATCACGAGAGAGAAACTCGACCCAAGAGTCATAGTTGGCAAAGCCAAACTCTGACATAGGGAAGACATTCTCTAGCTTGGCTGGCCAGGTTGGAAAGTCATACTTAAACTGAGTATGACGCTGGTCAGCTACAGCACCTGGTCCGTGCTTAGTTCTCCACTCGGAGGCTGAGAAGCAACCGAGGGTCGCGGAGACAATGTCGGCCGTACATTGTACGGCGTCGGCGAATCCACGATCCAGTTGTGGAGAGGGCCCTCTCTGTTGACCGTCATAATCAAGACGATCGAAAAGAGGAGCAGGAGAGAGAAAATCATGATCGCCAATATGGAGACCATGAATATCATCAATCCTGAATTCGTCTTCATCCCAGTTAAGGGAAGGAGATCGAATCTCCCGGTCGATTTGGAAGAACTCATTGACATGTTCCCATGTTTTTGAGTCGTCACAGGCAACCTTAACCTTCTTGGCTGCGTAAAGCAGTTGACGGAGGTTTCGAATGCAAGTGGCATCCGCATCGACCCTAAGCACACCGACATCATCGAAGACTCGAAGCCACATCCCCTTGAATAGTCTAGGGATTGTGCTCCTACGCGAGTAAGGCCGGAATCCGGCCACCCCCGCAGAGGTTAGGAGTCCTATGGAGAGGCACTTATCAAGGTGCTTTCCCATAGCTGGGAGGTCAACCATCAAAAATGGTAAACCTCTCTGTTCGATTAGTGAGAGCAAGCGAGAAGAATCCCGAAAGCAATCACGTCGGAGAGTGGGATCAGACTCGGCGATACTAGACAGTATCGCCTCGTATAGTCCCTGTAGGTAGATGACGTAGCTTTTCATAGTTTTCTCCTTCAGTTAGAAGAGGGAACTAATCTACGCTACGCACAACCTTGCCACCTGAATAGTGAGCCTAAGGGCTAGATTCTAGCCTTACGACTCCCAGTTCAGCAACTTGGCCGCAATGCCACCAGCTTTTACCATGTAAAAGCTGAGGCCTTCGGACAGGTCGATCATGTCGGACGCGGTCCCCAGAAGGGGGTCCACACGGAAGACGTGCGAACATTCGGTCAGACTGCCAAGAGGGATAGCGGCAGTGGGCTTGACAAAGCGCGAGAACGTCACAGTGTGACGATCAAACGGCTGAGTCCCGGCCTTGACGTTATCCTTACTGTTACGCACCTTACAACGGTACGTAACCAGCCCTTCGTCCAGGAAATACTCGGACGAGTAGCTGTCTTGGTTGATCAATGGAAGTACCTTGGCGGTTCCACCGGAACCGTCCATGGTAATCGTGAGGGTTGTGCCTAGAGACATCTATCTACTCCTGTTGGAAAAGAACCCTTAGCGCTTTCTGCGCTGAAGATTCAACGCCGCCAGGATTGAGAGTTGTCTTGCCGTTGCTAACGGCAAGGTAGCCGACAGTGTGCCCGATGACTGCGTACGTTCTTTTGTACGCAGGATCCGAACGCCTTCAGCGCCTGTGATAGCAATGTTGCTATCAGTACGCTGCCAAGACTCGTACGTCTCCGTCAGGGTCATAATATTACAAGGACCCGTAGGAGCGGCCGGAACATCATTCCGGTGCGCGGCAAGCCACGTACCGAAGTTGGTGAACCAGTCAGCCAGCCAAGAGAATGGAAGAACATTCCAAGCTTGTGTTGCGTCTAGGCCGAGATGGCCCATACCATACACAAGTCTCCGAGCTGTACGACCGAGAGCCTGGTGACCAATATCAGCAGGAACTTCAGTGGGACGCCATCTAATGGTGCCCCAACGCCTGTACCTAGTCACGACCGATTTCTTGGCCCTGATGAAAGTACCTAGCGAAGAGTCAACAACAATTCCGTTGGTCTCTGAAGTTTGAACCTGATCAACCAGATTAAGGCGACGCTTCAATCCGGTGCTCGAGTAAAGGCGATTCAGTTCGACAATTCTTTTGTCGACCTGTACCTGGAACTGGAGCATCTGCGAAAGATCGCTAATGAGCGGTTTCCATCCAAACTCATAACCCAAGTACTGGGAAGCTACTGCACCAAGTGCAGCATGGTTCCTATGACGAAGGTTTCTGAGCAAAGGACCGAGACTCTTCATTTGCTTGATCATTTGCGGGAAGTCCTTTATCTCAGCGGCAAAGTTCGGAATACTTACATATTCGCGACTAGGATTGCTCCTAGCACGAAGAAGGGTAGCCGAAACTCCAACCGAAGGGAGTAAAGGGGAAGCTGATAGATGAGACACGTTAATATGGGCCGAAGGATCGTAGTTCCTATATTCAATATAGGATCCACCACCTTGGTCAATATACCCGTTGAGAATAGGCCACTTACGATCATCACGTTCTGTGATGGTCAATGGGTGATCCTGATTCGGCAACCCGGAAACGTCGACACATCTCGACCACCAAGAGGTACTTGGGAAAGTACTTTGAGGAGGAAATGTCTCGATGACGGGGTTAACAGTGATCTTTCGAGCACTGTAACCGGGACCAAGAGGAATTTCTCTGGTACGTGTCCTATTAGTCATCTAATTCAGCCTAAGTGGCACACAGTGAGGTCGAGGGATTCGACAAGCTATCGCTCGAGAGCCTCCCATTTGGG